GGAGATGACACTGAATTTGAAGAAGACGATGAATCAGAAGAAAAGGCAATGGGAATTAATCTAAAGCCTACTGATACAATGGCAAGAAATGCCGCTCGTGGTTTAGAACTTCGTAAGAAATATGGCAGAGGCGGAACTGAAGTTGGAGTAGCCCGCGCCGTTCAATTAAGAAGCCGTGAGAATCTAACGCCTAAAACAATTGGAAGAATGGTATCTTATTTTGCTAGACACGGAGTGAACGAAGGCAAAAATAAGAAACCTAACGGCGAACCTTCTAATCATTATATCGCTTGGTTGCTTTGGGGCGGGGATTCTGGACGCTCTTGGGCTAACTCTAAATGGAAGCAAATCCAAAACTCAAGAATGAAGACTAAAGAGACAGAAAAAGATATTCTTACTAAGCTTTTAAACACAACTCTTGATATTAAAGGTAATAGGGTTTATTCTGATGAGGAAGTGGAGAAATTAGTAAATGAACATTGATGTCGAAAAAAGAAAGATAGAAAGCCGATACATAAAACCTATCCGTGCTATCTTTCGTCAAATGAATCAAGATGCTATTAATCTTTACAAAGCCACTAAATCCGTAAATGCTGAATCAGTTGCAAGAAATTACAACCCCGACTTTCTAAAAGTTTCTAAAGACTGCCTAAGGGAAACAATCCAAACTTTTGGTTATTTAGAACGCAAGCCAAGCAAAAAAGCCATAGATGTTGAGATGAACCAAGATCAACTAGAAAACATCAATAAAGAGTTTGAAAGACTAGCTATTCTTTTTATAGCAACTGAAAGTGAACGCCAAGCCCTTTATATTCAAAACACAAACGCAAAAGAATTATCCGAAGCTCAAATTAATGCTTTAACTAAGCACATTAGAAAAGAAGCGCGTCTCCAAACAATTATTCAGGAATTGGAAGCAAGAATAATGCAAATTCGTTTTCAAGGATTTATTCAAGGCAGAGAAACCGATTTAAGCAAACTAGATGCAAGATTGGCGAGATATAAAAAAGAATTAACCGCTTTGCAAAAAACCAAAGATAATGCTGTTGCGGAAGAGATAAACATTGCTTTGGACAAGAAAGAAGAATCAAGAGCGGAGTTAATTGCTGAAACTTTGGTTGGAAGTGCTGAAAGCTGGTCAAGACAAGAAGAGGCAACTTTAATTGCATTAAATCTTGGATTGCAGATAAAAAAGGTTTGGCGTGTATTTTTAGATGATAGAATTAGACCAAATCATTTAGCGGCAAATGGACAAACAGTACCTTTAAATCAAAACTTTATTGTCGGTGGTTATTTAGCACAAACGCCAAGAGATCCTAAGCTTCCAGCTTCTGAAAGCTTGAGATGCCGTTGCTATGTTGAGTATTTGAAATAAATCAGGCATTGAGGAGATTAGAGTTAAACACAAAAGCACTGTTAATTCCCCGAAAACTCTAAACATCTCCCCCCTCTTTCGACCCGCTGCCTGTTGTCGAGTCTTCTTATGTCGAGGCAGTGCGTTCTTTTAACTTTCGTTATTCTAAGTAAAATCTCTTAATTTGTAATTGCTATTGAGAAAAGCGCAGAGTTCTTCATAAGCTTTGTCTCTGGTTTCTTCTGATTCGTAAATAAAGGCAAAAACTTCTTTGCCAACCGTTTTAAAAGTTACAACAATCGACAGACGATTTTTATCCTTCCCAATTCCAAGTATTGTATCTAAGGCAATTAAACAATCATTAATAGCAGTTGAACTTCTTATAAACATATTATTTCTTTAGTAATTCATCAAGTTGTTTCTCTAAATTATCTCTATCTTCCTGCAATTCTTTTACTTCCTCTAAAAGATCGGCAACAACATAAAAAACTTTTCTTAAATCATTTTTTTCATAAAGCTTTATCCAATAAGTTTTACCATAACCAAGATAATCTTTAAAAAAAGATTCCCTTGTAGGTTCTTTCATTTTTCCTTGCTCAACTAAATCAGAATAAAATTCTTTTATCCTAATCAAATATTGATATGTTTTTGAAGTTCCACGCATAAATAATTATTAACTTAAAGTTAATAAAGATTATTATTAATTGCTTTTTAATAAGCAAGAGCGTTTATTAAAAATATTATTAACCATAATCACCACTATGGAATTAAGCTACAAGCAATTTACATTAGAAGTAAAAGAACTCAAAGAAGATGGCTCCTTTGAGGGCTATGTTGCTGCCTTTAATAATATTGATTTTGGCAATGATATTTTAGACCCAAAAGCTTTTGAAGATGAACCCGCTGGAAAAACCTATCCACTTCTTGCCGACCACGACACAAAAAAAGCAATCGGTAATTACAAAATAGAAATAGATAACTATGGCGTAAAATTCAAAAACGCTAGATTTAACTTAATGCGCGATGAAAAAACAGGTGCTTTTTTAGTTCCTATGGCTGCCGAAAAATATGCTAACCTTAAAAATGGTGATATTTCTGGTTTCTCAATGGGCTATATGACTAAATCAGATGATTGCGAGTTTAAAACAGTTGAAGGTAAAAGATGCAGGGCAATTAATAAAGCTCAATTAATGGAAGGATCAGTTGTTACCTTTCCAATGAATGATAAAGCAAGACTTACTGGAATTAAAACAGTTAATCCAACAACTAATTTTCCTTTCGCTGATAGAAATTATGAGTGGGACTCTTCAAACGCTGAAAAAAGGATAAGAGAATATACAGAAAGCGAAAACGAACCTGCTGCCTCTTATAACAGATACTTTATGTATTTTGATAATGGTCGCTCAAAGTTCTTTGATGCCTACAAGCTACCTTTCGTAGATATTATTGATGGTGAGCCTCATATTGTACCAAGAGCTATTTTTGCTATTGCTGGAGTTTTGGAAGGTGCGAGGGAAGGCGTAAATATCCCAGAACAAGACAAAGCTAAAATCAAAGAAATTATCAACAACATATATATTGCGATGGCAAAAGAGTTTAATGACGCTTCTTTAGAAAGTCCTTTAAAAGGCAAGAGCCTTGACGAAGTCTCTTCTATTAAAGAAGTGGAATCTATTTTGAAAGAAAGTGGTTTTTCTAATAAAGAAGCAAAAACGCTTATTTCAAAAGTAAAAGAATTTTCTAATCAAGTTCAATGTGATGTTGAAAATGAAAAGACAATGCAATTGTTGCGTGATGCAACAGAACAAATGAAGTTTAATAACTTTTTAACATCGCTTAATAGCGAAAATATTTTTAACAAACAATTGTAAATAAAATGACAGATTTTACACCACAAAATATGATGGAAGCCGTATCGGCTCTTCAAAAGGCAGTAAAAGAAAATAACGAAGGTGTAGCTACCCAAGTTAAATCTTTTATTGATTCACAAGAAAAAAAGAACCAAGAATTAGTAAAGCAACTTGAAGCTGAAAAAACTGAAAGACTTAAATTTGCTGACGAAGTAAAAGCTCGTGAAGCTATCCTTTCTCGTCCAAATTTTGATGTTAAATCAGAAGAAGGAAAAGCTGAAATAAAAGCTTTTGATTCTTTTTTAAGAAAAGGACACGATGAAGTTTCTAAAAAATATCTTAGAACTGACTCTTTGCCAGAAGGCGGAGCTTTAGTTCCTGAAGCATTTTCAACTGATATTACTAAAAAGATCATTGAAATTTCTAACTATGATAAAGTTATTAATTTTATTCGTGTTGGAGCTAAAACAACTAGACTTCCAATCAGAAACACTCTTCTGACTGCTAGAATGGTTGGTGAAGGAAAATCTGGGACTGTAAGCCAATCAACTTATGGCGAGCAATTACTAACTTTGAAAAAAATGACAGTTCCTGTGACTGTTACTCAAGAAGAAATTGACGATGCTGGAGTTTCTATTGCTGACCAAATTCAACAAGATGTTGCTGAAGCCTTTGCCGTTCTTTTGGGACAACAAATTACTTCCGGTGCTGGAACTCCTACTGAATTACAAGGCTATATGGGTTCAGGAGTCATAACTCAAGAAATCAATTCTGGTATTGCTGATGCAATTACTTGGAAATCAATGACTCTTTTGACTGGTCAATTAAAAACTGGTTATAATCCTATCTATGGTTTCAACCGCTTAACTCGTGCTACTTTGTTAGCTCAAGAAGACGGTGTTGGTCGTCCATTATGGCAACCTGGTAATATAGCTGCTGGTATTCCAAATACTATCAATGGCTACGCTTACTTAGAAATTCCAAATATGCCAGACATTGGAGCTGGAAACTATCCAGTAGTTTTTGCTGACTTCGCAAGAGGTTATGCGGCTGGATATGGAATGGAAATGCAAGTTATTAGAGACAATCTTACTTTAGCTGAAGAAGGTAAAGTAAAATATGTATTTACTAAGAGAGTTGCTGGTTTAGTTAAGCTTGCTGAAGCTTTTGCTAAATTAAAAATCTCTGCTTAATTTTAACCTTAATTTATATATACAATGTTTGATTTACATAATATTACAGTAAAGCAGCCAGTTCTTGCTCCTGCTGCTGTTACCGACAATACTGCTCAAGTTTGTGCAGTTGTTGATTTAGCTGGATTTGACGCTTTAGAATACTCAATCAATATTGGTACATTGGCTGATGCTGATGCAACTTTTACTGTTTTAGTTGAAGATTCTGATGACAATGTAACTTATGCCGCTGTTGCTGATGACTTCCTTTTAGGAACTGAAGCTGCTGCTAGTTTTACATTTGCCAATGATAATAAAGAGCGTTCAATCGGTTATAATGGATCTAAAAGATATAACAGAATGACCATTACTCCAGCTAATAATACTGGTTCAGCTATCTTTAGTGTTACTGCAATTAAAGGCTATCCTTTAAATGCTCCAACTACTAATAATGCTTAATTAAATTGAGGGGGTGTAAAAACCCCCTCAACAATTAAAAAAACTATGAAATTTAAAGTTTTAAAAACATTTAAAGGATCTTTAGACGGATTCAATTTAGCTGATTTTAATAATGGTGAAATCTTGGAAGAAAATGATAATAGATTAACAAAACATTTCCTTACTTGGGCTTTTGCTAATAAAGGTTTTATTGAAGAAATTAAAGAAGAAAAAATGTTGCCACAATTTGAAAATAAAGCTATTTTTTCTACTCCTGAAAACAAAGAAGAAAAAATAATTACTGAAATTGTTGAAGAAGTATCTGAAAACAAAGAAGAAGAAATCAAAATTAACAATAAAAAGAAAGGTAAAAAATAATGACTGAAACATTAAACTATTTTAAACCAGTATCTACTGGGCAAGATAACAAACTTATTCTTGGTGGAACTGTTGAAACTGCTACTGGTCAATCACTTAAAAAAATTGCTTTATACACTTCAATTGCAGACATCTCAACTGCTGGTCAAATTTATGTGGTATCTCCAGTTGCTGGAACTATCACCAAAATTTATTCAGTAATCAACGGAGCTATTGCAACCGCAAACTCAATTCTAACTCCAAAAATTGCTGGCACTGCTATTACTGGCGGTGCAATTACTGTTGCCTTCTCAGGTTCTGCCGCTGGTCATGTTGATTCTTCAACTCCAACTGCGGCTAACACAATTGCTGCTGGTCAAGCGATTGAAATTGAAACTGACGGAGCTTCTTCAAACACAGTTGCAGTTGTTTTAACAATTGAAATCACATTAAGCTAATGGCTACTACAGATTTTCAACCAGTTTTAAATTTTGATTTACAAGTTGTAATTGCTAATGGCGCAACAACATCTAATGCAATAGATTTATTAGGCACAAGTTTAGGAGCTTTGATAACTGATGCTGCATTAAACGGAACTTCTTTTACATTTCTTGCGTCTAATGATAAAGATGTGGGATACTTACCTATTCACAGACTAGTTGACGGAGCTATTTTAACTGCAGTCGTTGGGACAAGTAGATACAATCCAACTAATCCAACCGACTTTGCTTTTGTAAGGTTCTTAAAGATTGTTTCAGGAACTGCTCAAAGCGGAGCGGCAACTACAATTAAACTTGTTAATAGAAGATTAGCGTAATGGCAAACAACACTAACTGGCTACCTTTCCAGCAACCACTTAACTATATTTTAGTAACTGGAGCTGGTTCAACATTGCCAGTTAGTTTGTCTGATGTTAAGACTTGGTTAAAAGTGCCAAGCACCCTTACTGCCGATGATAACCTAATTACCGCCCTTATTAAATCCGCCGCCGCAACCTTTGAAAAGATAACAGGCAGAGATTTAATTAATAAGACCTATAAAACTTATTTAGATTCCTTTCCTTGCATTGATGGACTTAATTATTACACAGGCGTAAGTTCCTTAGCTCCAAAATATAATGACAATGGAATTGTTTTAAGAAAATCTAAGCTACAATCAATCACTTCAATTCAATATTATCTCAACGGAGTTTTAACAGCTTTTAGTTCTGCTAATTATTATATTACGGACTTACCTGATTATTCTGCAATTTACCTTGTTGCTGATAAAGAATTTCCATCTGATGTTGATATTAGAAAACAAGCTGTTGTAATTAACTTTGTTGCTGGTTATGGTTCTTCTGATGCAAGTGTGCCAGAAGATGCAAAACAAGCTCTTTTACAATTTATT